ATGGGCAAGCTGGAAGGAAAAGTCGTGGTCATCACTGGCGCTAACAGCGGTATTGGACTGGCATCGGCAAAGCGTTTTGCCGCGGAGGGCGCGCAACTCTTTATGACGGGGCGCCGTGCAGGCGAACTTGAAAAAGCGGTTTTTGAAGTAGGTCATAATGCGGTCGGGATACCCAGTGATATCTCGAAAATGCAGGATGTGGAGGCGTTGTTTCAGGAAGTCCAGCGGCAGGCCGGGCATATTGACGTACTCTTCGCCAACGCCGGCGGCGGAGAGTTCGCCCCTTTGGCAGATATTACCGAAGCGCATTACTACCGAATCTTTGACACTAATGTTAAAGGCACGCTTTTTACCGTACAGAAAGCGCTGCCTCTACTGAAAGAGGGGGCTTCTGTCATACTGACCGGTTCCACCAGCGCCACGACCGGTGTGCCGGCATTTAGCGTCTACAGCGCCAGCAAAGCTGCCGTGCGTAATTTTGCCCGGGCGTGGATCCTGGAACTGGCGCCGAGAAAGATTCGGGTCAATATCCTGGTGCCGGGCGCAACCTCAACACCGGGCTGGCATGGCCTTTCGCCTGACGAGACATTAAACAGTGAAATGATCCGCGCGGTTGAATCCACAACGCCTCTGGGCCGGCTGGCTGAACCCGCGGAGGTGGCTGCCGCGGCACTGTTCCTGGCATCGGATGACAGCAGTTTCGTTAATGGAAGCGAAGTGTTTGTTGACGGCGGCTCAGCGCAAATCTAGGAGTTCTGTCAATAACTGTACGGGGCCACAGCGCCGACGGTTAGAGCTGGAGCTTAAAGCCAGGGGGTTTAACGGGGATGATGAAGAAATGGCCGTGCTTTTGCGAGGCTGTTGCCTTAATGCCGGTGCAAATATGCGTCTGTTTTATGAAAACTGCAGGTTGCAGGAGAAAAAAATGAACGCCTGAACAAGCCAGGTCTGCCAGCATCTTAATTTTTTATGGTGCTAATTATTAAATTTTGGTTCACAATTCGTGATCCTTGTTATGCTGTTAGTATATACAGTGGATTGATTGTAGCGGGGAAAGTGCAAAATTTACTTATTGAATCTGTTCAATTGCAACGTATTGATTTGGTTGCCCGACTTGTTGCTAAAGCTGAATGTGATAGGGAAGATAAAGAGTTAGCTGTGGCATGGATGCAGAACTGACTACGCGGCTTATTGAAAGGCTGGATGAATACGATCGGTCTGCAGAATGCAGTCAGGACGCCTGACAGGGAGAGAACAAATGCGCGTAGATATCTTAATCGACAAGCAACAAAAGATAAGCCCGGCGACGCTTGAAGCATTAGAAGCGGAGTTGCATAAAAATTTGCGCCCCCACTATCCGGCAATGGCCGTCCGCATTCGCAAAGGCAGTTCAAATGGCGTTGAGCTAAGCGGCATCCGCCAGGACGAAGACAAAAAGAACGTCCTGAACATCCTACAAGCCGTCTGGGAAGCAGATGATAGCTGGCTGCATTGAGTAGCGCCGCCGGTTTCAAACTCGCTGCAGATGGTGCTTTCACTACCTGAACGCGACAGTGCATGACCATGCTGCATGAAATCGCATGATCCAAAGAGGATCGCAAACGTCGAGGCTCGCCAGGAATGGCGGGCTTTTTCGTATCTCATGCAGATGCATGAAAACCACTACATAAAGCGGGCAGGCGTGGCGGGGCTACGAGCGCGCGCTAAGAGGGTAAGGCATGCAAAATGCGATCTGTCTCTCAGAGCTGACATATTAATAATTTGTGGTTAAGTCAAAAATGCAAAAAAGAGCGTACTGTATATACGTTTGAGAGTCTTTGTGTTACCGATGGCCGTTCACGGAGCTATGGTTAAATCTCTTGGTCATTTATGAATCAATGATTGGCTCACAAAGGATATTCGAATGAAAACCACCTACAGCTACGACTACCAATACTTACCTAAGGGGCATAAGCGTCCACTTGATGATGGAGATGTGGTTGGATGTAAATCTGATGATAACCCTCTAGTTGTCTTGCCCAATGTTGGTGATTTTGTAAATATCGATAACCGCTTAACTCGCACTTCATTTTACGGAAGAGTTAAAAGTAAACTTTTTTACTATGTAAGAATTTCAGATGACCATGTTCATTGCTCAATTAATATTGTGGTTGAAGAAACGGATGATGACTGGGGAGCATTAATCAAAGAGTGAAAATTCGCCTGTTATTGCAGTTAATCTAACTACTTAGTCAAAGCTAACCGTAAATATTAAGCTCTAGGTTTTTTTTAAACGTTAATTCAGCGCCTTAAAGCGCTTCAGTAGGAGGAATATTATGATTAATGAGTCAAAGATCTTAGAGAAGTTTGCAGGTTTAAGTGATGATGAAATACAAGAAATTAATACAAGAATGCATGCTAAAACTCTAGAGGAATATAGTCGATTTGAGACATCTTATAAAAAAGATGAATGTTACTTATGTGGAAAGCCTTTTGCTACTATAAGTAAAGAGAAACCATGCGTACATTGGCTATTGCGACGCTGCAAGTTTAAACCGAAAGATGTAAAATTGATAGGGGAGAAGTTTGGCTATACTAACATTGCGGCTTTTTTAAGATGGTGTGCAAACATTGAAAAACCATTGGTAAATATAAATGATGTTATATCCGAAGAAGAAGATAAAAAAATAATATCCAATACAATAAAATGGAAGAATATAGAATGGACTTTTGATTGTTCTAAATCAGATTTTAAAGGGCATCCAAATTCTGCTTCTGATTTTCCACACTATCATTTTCAAATGAGAATTGATGGAAAGCAATTTATAAATTTCAATAGCTACCACCTGCCATTCAGTAACCAAGATATTTTCGCCTTAACTATGTCGCGTAACCATCCTGAAAAATTCCACCATAATTTTGGCGATCAAGGTGAAGGCATGAAGGTTGCAATGCAAATGGTAGGTAATGATCCTACTACAGCATTTGAACATATGACTACAACTGATGTTGAAGATGAAGCTATGTATCACATCTCAACTATGGTACAAGCAGCTGAGGGAGAGGCTATCTCAGGCGATTTTGTAGCTAAATTAATTGATCAATCACAAAAAACAGGTGAGCCTATTAGTAGCTTGTTCCATAAACATATGTCAGCGTCTACAATAGTTCAATCGGTTGTATCACCTAGTGATAACACTCCAGAAATAACTCCTAGAACTGAACACAAGTAATATATTAAGAATGAATGGGTTTAACTTTATTTTGAGTGATATGCCCACCTCGTTATACGTGGTAGGCATATTTACCTAATCACCCTTCAAGTGCATAATCGTCAAACTTTATAATATCTTCCCCAACCCATTTATTTAATTCTTCCAGTCTTTTTTGCAAAGGCAGAAGTTCATTTCTTACAAAAACTTTACTGGCCTTTTCCACATCACCAAACCCGCCCCTGTTGTTGGGGATGATGCCCATCATCTGCGGCGGCACGCGGTGCGCGGCCATCATGTCATCACGGCTCACGTTTTTGATGTTCAGAAACTCGTCCTTGGCGGCCACCTCTGACAGCGGGATGATCTGAATGCCGTCCTTCTTCCCGTTCGGCGAGTACATGAACAGGTTGCGGAAGTTGCCCGGACCTTTTGCGCTTTTCATCGCACTGCGGATATTGTTCACGTCTTCCTGGCTTTGTACCGCGTCGGTCATATACATGATGAACCCGGCGTGAATGCCGTTGATGTAATACTTTCGGCGGAATAGGGTAGCCGACTCATTCAGCAGCGTGGACGGGATAGCGGAAAGATACTCCGGCAGGCCGTAAACCTCCTGGTTTAAATCCGGCTCCATCAGGTGAAAGATGTTGCCCTTTGTAAATTCATACGGCTGCGTCGTCAGGCCGTACTGCACAAACCAGTAGGTGTCTAAATCTGTTCCGCGCCGTGTGTACTTTGCCAGCGCAGGCTCCAGCGACAGCACGCCGCCCAGCCGGTTGGTGCGCTTCTCCAGGCAGGCGTTACCAAAGACCAGATAAACCTGCACGAAACGGCTGAAAGCCTGTTGGCTCAAAAGTGGGTGCGGGATAAACGTGCTGGTCAGAATATTGCGCTTCACGTTGATGGGGGAACTGTGATGCACGGCGGCGCGGAACATGCGCGCCAGCCCGTCAAACCTTACCGGCGATTCATACCAGCGATCCATGATGACGCATTCCACATAGTCCAGCAGTTCACGGCGGTCCAACACAGGGATCGGGTCACCAAAGCTGAACGCCTCCGCCGTCGCGCCGCTGGTCATCTGTTCTGGCTGCTGCACGGGCTGCGTGCGCGTGCGGTTCCTGCGTTTGCTCATTTAAAAACTCTCCATAATGTTACCGGTATGTGCTGCTTCGCCCTGTAACAGTTAGTTTGAAAGGGCGTGCATGGTTGCCCAGGCTAAATCCGCGTGGCTGGCTTCTTCGCTGTGGCTGGCTTCATAGGTCGGGCGGTTGCCGCTGGCCGTGGTGGCGCGGCGGATTGCCATAAATGACTGCGCGATGTCACGATGTGAGGCATCAAATTCAAGGCGGCGGTGGCTGATGATGTCGTAGGCTTTCAGGACCAGGGCATTTTTAACGTTCGGGTTATAAACAAACTCCTTCACCTGCAGGTAAAAGACTTTTACGTTTTCATAAACGCTGTGGCCGACGCCGGTTGAGTCGATGCCGATATAGGTTACGTTGTATTGTTGCGTAAGTTTGCGGATGGATTCGGCCTGTTCGCGGAAGTCCATCCCGCGCCACTGGTGGCGCTCCAGTATGCGGAATTTGCCGCCTGGTGCGGCAGGCGGCGCAATCACCACGCACCCGGCACTGTCCCCGTTCTGCTTGCCCTTTGCCGGGTCATACCCGATCCAGACCTCTTTCCAGCCGAACGGACGCAGCGCCAGCGCCGACAAAGTGGACACCATTGTGAACTGCCAGGAACAAGACGATGAACAAGCCGCACTCCTTACGAAAAGCCTGAGTAAAGCCGTGGCTTATGTCCGGGATAACCCGGATCGTCTGCACCTGTTCGTAGACAACGGTTCACTGGTTGCTACCTCTGCCGCGTCGATCTCATGGGAATACCGCTACACCCTGAACGTGGTGGTGACGGACTTTACCGGCGATCAGAATCTGCTGATGGCCCCGGTGCTCTACTGGTTGCGGGACAATCAGCCGGACCTGTTACAGAACCCTGGCGAACGGGAGGGGCTGGTTATGTTTGAGGTGGACATTCTCGGTAACGGAGCCTGTGATCTGAGCCTGAACCTGAAGCTGACGGAGCGCGTGCTGGCCCGTGAAGTGAACGGCGAAATGCAGATTGAAGCAGTGGCAGAGCCGGAGCAGCCTGATGAATTCTGGACGGGCCGCTGATGAGCGAACTGCAAGAGGTTGATGCCTGGCTGGCGGCGCTGCTGGCAAATCTGGAACCGGCAGCACGCACGAAGATGCTGCGCGAAGTAGCGCGGGACTTGCGCCGCATCCAGCAAAAAAACATTACTGCACAGCGCAGCCCGGACGGCACCGCATGGGAGCCGCGCCGGATGACGGCCCGCACAAAACAGGGCCGCATCAGGCGCAAGATGTTCACGAAGTTGAAAAAGGCAAAGTTCCTCAAGGTCTATTCCACCGCGAATGAAGCTGAAGTCTTCTTCGCAGGCCAAGCACAGCGGATAGCGAGGGTCCATCATTACGGTCTACGTGAGCGGATAAACGTCTATGGGAGATATATAAAAAATACAAAACGCCCTTTGCTAGGCTTTAATGAAGAAGCATTGAATAGTATGAAAGATGTTTTTCTACGCTGGCTCACTAAGTGAGTCAGCGTAGAAAGTGTCAAATCAGTCCATAAATGGTTCTAATATTTTGCTCAACTCATCATCTTCTCTAATGACCCAGCGGCAGAAGGCGGAATATTGCGATTTTTTGCTAATAAGAACCTTCATTTTTTCAATTAGTTCCGTTTTTGTTTGTTCTGGTGTGTCTTCTTGATAGTACTCGATCATGTTCCTAGTTAATATTTGCGTTGCTTTTGTAACTTGTGCTCGCAATGATGCGGATGTTAATTTTTTGCTGATTGTATGGTCGCTATTATAGACTCTATTAAGAAGTTCTGCTGTTAATAAGGTTTTAGCATCGTTCATTAGAGGGATAACGGTTAATGTTTTGGTTTTAACCGAGAATCCAGGGAGTAACTTTATGTTTTCCCAAACAGATTCTTTGCAACAATCTAGGATGTTATCGTACTTTATAAGTTTTATATTATTGCAGCGCGCACAGGATAAATAAAGATTATCCCAATCAAATATTTTGCTTTCGTCAGTTGTACGTGGCGTGAAGTGTTCCACATTAATATCAAGAGGGTCTTTTGTTTCACAAATATAACATTTTCTGTAAAAGCATTCTTGCAGCGCAAGATGAACATCCTCTGAATCATATTTTGTTCTTCTTGCTAAGGATTCAGGGGCTGGATATGATCTTTCAACCTTAAACATTATTCCCCCTTGTTCTCATTTTTTCTGAATTTAACTACTTTCAATTTCGCGGAGTCCACGAAGGCACTAGTCTCATCATCTAATATGTTTTTTGAAGAAGCTATTGATTCAATGAGTTTTTTTAATCTATCAACGTTGGTCTCGTTGAGGTTTTCTGATAAGCCCTCTATTTCCTCTAACTTATCTGAAAGAACATTTGAGATTGGAAGTACACCAAATAATTGTTCAAGTATGACGTTATATGAGTATGATGAAACATCATTAACTTTATCATTAGTTGTAAGGTCATATATAACTGCATCCGTTACAGATGTAACAACAAATGGAGAGTGGGTTGTCACAATGAATTGTATTTTTGGGAATGCATTTGTAAAAAACCTTAATATCTGCTTTTGTAAAGATACATGGAGATGAGCATCAATTTCATCAATAAAAATTATTCCTTCTATACTATCAGGGGTTAATTCCCACATTTCAACGCGCATAATTAAATCAGCATAAATCCTTAATATCGAGGAGTAGCCTGATGAGAGAGTCTGAAATGTAAATTCATCTTTATTTTTTTGGTTTATATAAAATTTCCCATCATGGCTATCGAATCTTAGTTTTAAATCTTTATCCTCAAAAAGTCCTCTCATGTCACTTTCAATTTTATCAAACCAGCTCTGTATTCTTGTGGATTTTTTAATGTCTTTATCAAAAGAAATTGCATAGCTTTGATCAGTCTTAAGGCTTATTAAATAATTCTCAAAAAAATTGTCCCCATCGTGATCATTAGAAAAGTGAGCGTTATCTTTCTTCAGGGCTGAAAGCCGTGGGATTGACTGTGGAGGATTTATAGCTGCTTCGCGCAAAGCTTTATGAAACCTAAGTAGAGAGCGAGTTTTTTGGTTTTCATTTTCACTTGTGGCTATTTTAAAGCTTTTAAGCTGAGATATTCTACTCTCTATTTTATTTGATTCCTCTTCATAAAATGAATAGTTTGCATCATCGCGCCCCCCTTTAACCATATTGTTTCTATAAACTTCCAAGGTTTGGGTTAATGAACTTAAGTCATTGTTATTTGGTGAGTTTATTCCATGCTTTAGAAATTCATAGATTGAGGTAATAAAGCTTGTCTTTCCGCTGCCATTACCACCAGTAATAATTAAATTTTTTCCATTCAAAATCAAATCAGCTCTTTTCCCAGAATATGGGATAGGAATTGAAATCTCGTTAATTGCAGTAATCATGTGACCTCTTGTGTAGTCAACTAAACAATCTCTAATCCATGAATTTATACCTTTATGAAATAAAATAAGTCAACCAAATTGGAGGGCTTAGTGAACTCAAATCTCACCGAAATCATGCGCCTTATCACCAACCTGATCCGCACCGGCACCGTCTCGCAAGTGGACCCGGTGAACTGGCTGTGCCGGGTGAAAACAGGCGAACTGGAAACCAACTGGATTAACTGGCTGACCCTGCGCGCCGGTAATACCCGCACGTGGTGGAAACCAACCGTCGGGGAACAGGTGGTGCTGCTGAGCCTGGGCGGCAATCTCGAAACCGCGTTTGCGTTGCCCGCCATCTATTCCGACGCCTTCCCGCCGCCCGATTTTTCAGAAGATAGCAGCACTACCGTGTTCAAAGACGGCGGCTGGTTTCAATACGAACCCGAAACCGGGCAGCTGCTCATTAAAAACATCAAAAGCGTGCGCATCGAAGCGGCGGACGGCATTCAGTTATTAACCAGTCAGTTTGGTGTTGACGCTGACCAGACCCGCATCAACGGGGATTCCGTGATTAACGGCAACGTCACACAGGGCGGCGGCGCGATGAGTTCAAACGGCATCGTGGTAGATGCGCACGTACACGGCAAGGTGAAATCCGGCAGCGATATATCAGGAGGGCCGCAGTAATGAAATATCAGGGGATGAACCAGCAGACCGGAAAGACGCTCACGGATACGGACCATATCCGCCAGTCAGTGCGTGACATTCTGTTGACCCCGGAAGGCAGCCGGATAGCGCGCCGGGAATACGGCTCATTGCTGTTTAAGCTGATTGATAATCCGCAGAACCCCGTCACGAAATTGCAGGTAATGGCGGCGACCTATTCGGCGCTGAGTCGCTGGGAACCGCGAATTACCCTGGACACTATCAACATTACAAGCGCCTTTGATGGCTCAATGGTTGTGGAATTAACCGGGCAGCGCAGCGACGGCGCGCCCCTCTCACTGTCAGTTTCAACGGGGGTGAACAGTGGCAGTCATTGACCTTTCACAGCTGCCCGCGCCGCAGGTAGTTGAGGTGCCGGATTTTGAAACACTGCTGACAGAGCGCAAAGAATCATTTATTGCGCTCTATCCGGCGGACGAACAGGAGGCAGTGCGCCGCACGCTGGCGCTGGAATCAGAACCCATCGTGAAGCAGCTGCAGGAAAGCACCTACCGGGAAATTCTGTTGCGCCAGCGCATCAACGAGGCGGCGCAGGCCGTCATGGTGGCCTATGCGCTCGGCAGCGATCTGGATCAGCTGGCAGCAAACTATAACGTGTCGCGCCTGGTCACGACGCCTGCCGACCCGGACGCCGTGCCGCCGGTTGAGGCTGTCATGGAATCAGACGATGCGCTGCGCCTGCGTGTCCCTGATGCCTTTGAGGGGCTGAGCGTGGCCGGACCGAAGGCCGCCTATGAGTTTCACGCCAAAAGCGCAGACGGGCGGGTGTCGGACGTGTCGGCAACCAGCCCGGCCCCGGCGGAAGTCCTGATCACTGTGTTGAGCCGCGAAGGTAACGGGCTGGCCGATGCTGACCTGCTTAGCGCAGTGAACGACGCCCTGAATGATGAAAGCGTGCGTCCGCTGGCCGACCGGGTGACGGTGCAGGCGGCTGAGATTATCCCTTATGCCATTGACGCCACGTTGTATCTGTACCCCGGACCGGAGGCGGAGCCGATCCTGGCCGCGACAAAAGCCAAACTGCAGACCTATATCGCCAATCAGTCACGGCTGGGGCGTGATATCCGGCAATCCGCCATTTATGCCGCTCTGCATGTTGAAGGGGTGCAGCGCGTTGAGCTGGCATCACCGGCTAAAGACGTCGTGCTGGATAAAACCCAGGCGGCATGGTGTCGGGACTGGACGGTGAAAAATGGGGGCACAGATGACTAACAGCCTGTTACCGCCCGGCTCATCGGTACTTGAGCGCCGACTGGCGCAGGCGTGCAGCGGGATTTCCGGGCTGGACGTGCCGCTGCGTGATTTATGGAACCCGGCANCCTGCCCCGCCTCATTCCTGCCTTACCTTGCCTGGGCGTTTTCAGTAGACCGCTGGGACGAAAGCTGGGCGGAAAGCGTGAAGCGGCAGGTAGTGCAGGATGCGTTTTAA